AACAGGAGATGCTTGATGCAGAAGCTCAGTAGCCCAATCCCCGGAGCCAACTATACAACAGACACCCGCAATTACGGCTGGCATAGGCCCCCGGACATTGTGGAGTACGATGAAGGCGTTGAGTACTTTATTACTAAGATGGATGAGCCCCGGGAGACTGACCTTATTATGTCTCTGATAGATCTAGAGACACCAATCACAGTTATAACTGCTAGCCTAATGCTGCAGGGCATCAGCCGGGGTAAGATTCCCATTGACCTCGCCATACTCATGGCGGGGCCTGTGGCTCGATATATTGAAATTATGGCTAAGTCTGAGGGAAAAACCTACGAGATGGGTGCTAGTGATAAAGACCGTGTGTCGATCACTCCAACATCATTAAAAATGGCACTTGGCCTAGTGGACGCTGAAGACGCAACACCAGCGCCAGAAGCTGTTGAGCAGACGATTGAGGAACCGCCAGAAGGCGGTCTCATGGCAATGCCAGAAGAGCCCTTAGTAGCATCTGAAGACGAACAACAATCCATGCTCGGCATGGATGAGGAGCCTGTTGAAGAGGAGATGGCCGATGGGATGGCGTGATGTACAGGCTGGAGTAGCCAGCGGTAGAATTAATTACGCTCAGAAGCCTGACAAATTTGGCAGCTTCATGGAGGGCTTTGCCTCTGTGTATGCGCCGATGATGAGTAAAAAACAGGATGCTCAGCTCAAGGCAGACGAAGAGGCGAAAAAAGACGAGAAAGAAGAAAAAACTCGTTTAAAACTGAAGCGCGAGGAGCAAGAAGAAGAGAACGCCCTTTACCTTAAACAGGCCCAACAGATTGCCCGGAACGTAGGTTTTGAGGGGGATGCCGGTACGATCAACTATATGTTTAATCAGCTAGTGACGTTTAAAGGGGACGCCACAAAAGTTGAAACAAACTATCAGACAGGGGTAGAACAAAACCGCATTTCTAGAAATGTTGAAGAGTTTGCTGGCCCAGTTATACCAAATATCCCGCGTTCCGACATGCCCGAAATGGATAGACTTGTCCAAGGTGAATCTGCCGGGGACATCGATGCAACCCTGATTGGTCAAAAAGACGGTAAGAAAACTTTCTTTAAGACAGACAAACCTGTGTCTGAGATGACCATGCCAGAAATTCTAAAGCTTGTTGAAAGAAATGGAGATTATTTTAATTGGTCTAAGAATAATATGCCCCCGGATACGGAAGCTTTTGCAATGGGTTTGGCGAGTACTCCCGTTGGTAAATACCAATTTGTAGGCAGTACGCTGCGTAGTTTTCTTGGTACAGACAGTAATGGTAAGGATAAGCTTTTTAATAGATTAGGCTTTACTAAGAGTACCGTATTTGATGAAAAAACTCAGGATAAATTATTTATAGCCTACGCGCAAGACAGGCTTGCAGGGGTCCGGGGCACACCCGGGGCGACACCAAAAACAATTAAACGCCTCGAGCGTAGAATCCTGAGAAAAACTTGGGAGTTTTTAGACAGGCAAGATAATGAGGGCAATTACCTGACCTCAGATGAAGATGTCGATAAGCTTATTGCAGAGATCGATACAGGAACAGCAGACAAAACCATTGATAATATTAGCAACAGCCAAGCGTTTAAAGAATGGGCTGCTGGGGATAAATCTCAGCCCTTCGAGGGCACTGAAGGCGGCTATCAAGAAAACGTGGTCACGCTGGAACCAATGAAACCAGCTGGGTTTCCTCTCAATTTTAAAGACATTAAAACTCCGGATGATGCAGACAGGCTGATTGCAACGATTGAGGCTGATAATACCATTGGGGAAGTAGAAAAGAATAAAGCTCTTGCCCAAGTGCAAGAGTTTGTGAAAACGCTGGACGTATTCGATTTTGCAGAGTTTACGGAAGAAAACCGTATTACAGATGCAAATAAAGCAGAGGCCGCTATACTTACTTTGCAGAATAATAAAAGCATTCCTGCAGACGATCTTGATGGTTATGTCGAGCAGCTCACTGAGATGGCATTTAAATTCAATAGAGCAGCTGTGAAAAAGGCTGAGGCTGCTAAAGATCCCATAGCTTACTTCCCTGTCGGAGATAATGGTTTAGTAGACTTGGGCTCTCAAATGCTCATCAGAAAAGGCACTCGACAGGTAGCCAAAGAAGGCGGCGATGAAGGTGAGATGGTTACCGAAGAAGTGTGGGTAAATCATTTAACTGGTGAAGTAGTTGAGGATGTAGATACGGGCCGTGTATTTGCTGAAGGCGAAGCTGCCACAATGATTAAGTTGTACAACGAGCCTATTTCAAAAGCATCTGAGATAGTCCAAGAAGGCATTGGCGTTATAGATAATTTACTGGAATATCGTCGGTTAGTTACTGAAAACCCTACAGTGATGAACACTTACTTAACAGCTGTAGGTAACCTTAATACGCAATTTAACGAGTTCGGTACGGCTCTGAAAACAGCGTTTGGCAATGCGGGTTCAAGTGGCGTTACCTATCAGGAGTACGAAAGCTTAGCTACTCCCATGTTTGAAGCGCTAGGTGCGCCCTTAAATAAAAAACTGTTTGCTCTGCAGTTACGTGCTGCATACGATCAGGCCCGTTTAATGGGATCTAGTGGCCAAGGACTATCAGATAGAGAATTAGGACTTAACTTGATAAGTGTTGGGGAAGGACTGACTCCAAAGCAAGCTCTGATACAAATAAACAGTATGCTTAGCCGCACTCTTACTACTGTTGAAAATCAGCGTAACGGTAAGATTGGTTCTATTATCGCCCAGAGAAAACTGACTGAAGGGTTACAGGCATACCCTTATGGACAAAACTTCAAAACTGACTACGCAGTAAAAGCGTTTACTACAGAAGACGGTAGTAACTACACCCCAAAGAAAGCGCAGCAATTTACAGACGCACTTGAAGGCAAAACTGAGTTGAACGCAATAAGTGAAACTGAAGAACCTCCAACGCAGACTTTAGAAGTAACAGAAGACACGTTAACATCTCTAAACGAACTTCCAGAAATGGTGGAAAAGCTAAGGCCCTTTCTAGGAAAAACCGTCGAAATCTTTAGGGACGAAGCTGGCCAAATTCAATACAGAGAGGTTACTGAGTAATGTCTTCAGCAGAAGAAGAAGCCCTCAAAAAACTTGGTATTACCCTTTCCCCTGCAGACGCTGGGGAGGTAACCGAAGAAGATCTTTTAAAAAAACTCGGTATAGAATTACCTCCGCCTTCCTTTGAGGCTGCTTTCCCGACCAATATGTACGATGGCCTTAGCCTCGGAGAGGCGATGGACCGCTATAAGGACATCGTTTATCAGAAAGACGAGAACGGGGAACATACTAGAGAGCTGAACCCGAATATTGAGCTGGTTGGTAACTCCCACAGATTTGTAAGGGAGGATGGCAGTGACTCACTAATCCCGGAACCCCAAACCAGTTTGATGGGCGGGGCAAGGATGCTCTTTGGGGCAGACCCTTATGATGTTACGGCCAAGGTTGGTGGTCTACAAATTCTGCGTAAAGGTATTCAAGAAAGCGTGTCTGATTTGAGAGAAGCAGACGCCGCTGTTTTAGAGAAAACAGGTGGGGCTGATCTACTTAGATCCTCTCCAATTGGCGATCAATATCCAGATGACCTTGTTGAGAGCGCTCAAGAAAAGGCAGTGAATGTCGATACTGGTGGGACTTTTTTTGATGCGTTGATTGCTGACGCTGGCCCTGCCATCATTGCTGGTCTTCCCGCTGGGATGGGCACAGTACGTGCTTTATCTGTAATCCCGCAAACAACATCTAAAGTAGCCAATGTTGTCCTTAATACCTTTAAAGGTCTTACTGCGACACTTACCGGGGAAACGGCTGCAACGCTGACCACAGGCACAGACGAGGGCACATTAGTAATGGGCCCAAACGCTACCTTTCCAGCCTTCCCTGACTTAGTTGATCTTGGGGACGAGGAAGCAGACAGGGTCATCGAACACAGATTAAACACGCTGACTGAAGGCATGGCCCTTGGTGGGCTTGTTCTATCAGCGATAGCGACAACAAAGGCCGCTACCACCACTGCAGCTCAGTTTCTTCTGAACGGATTTGTGACTGCAGCTAAGGGGCCAGAGAAAGCTGTTTATATGCAGTTATCTCTCGAGCTGGCTAACCTTCCACCTGATGCTAACGCAGCAATGCTGGCAGAGGCGCGTCAGCGCGTAGCTAAGATTGTGGAGGATAATAAGGAAGTCCTAGTACAATCTATTCGTGGCATGGATCAGAACCAACAGGTCACAATTGATACGGTGAGTGCGCTTCTTAAGGGCACTGATAATCAAGCTGATCGAAGCAATGCCTTGGGCGTCAGGGCTGGGGCCATGAACATCCCGGGATCACCTGTTGTGGACGCTGTGGATGCACCTATCGCAGCTGTGCAGCAAGACTTAAAGCTACAGGCCCAAGAGCTGGGTGGAGATACAGCTGCTAAGCAGACTGCCAAGCTGCAAGAGGGAGCTGAGCTTCTCACGGATACTGCTCGGGGATCTGTGGATGAGGTCAGTGGTGGTCTAGCCCAAGCGCAAACTAAGTATGATGCAGACTATGCAAAGATCATGGAAGGCTTTGATCAAGATTTAGAATTTACGAGTATGCTTGATAGGTTAACTGCTCAATATGGCACAGATTTAGAAGGCCCTGCGACAGCAACAAGGGACAGAATAAAAGCGTTGCTTGAAAATGCCTATGTCTCGCAGAAAACTGCTAAAGATAGCAAATATGCCGCTGTAAGCGGCGGACCAATTGATGCAGAAGCAATTATTGATCAGTTTGAACAAATCAATCTAGGCAGCATCACCGAAGCAGAAATTCTGTTAAAAAATAATAACGGGGCGGTAGGAAGACTTCATAAGCTTGTGCAACCTAAACTGGTTCCGGATGAGGCTGGTGAAGAGGGCGCTACGCGGCGTGAAACGCCAGAGGAAGTAATAGATCGAGTGCAGGAGTTTATGGACAATGATCCAAAGCTTAACTTCGGGTTCTTCTATAAAGACGTTAGACAAGAAATGTCCCGGCTTGCCGCTGAATTATTCAACAGAGATCGTCTTTTAGCTGGTTCAGAAGTGCGAAACTTTATTAGGTTTATCGACAACGACATGCTGGACTTTGTTGAGCAAGAAGGCGGCGATGCGCTTGCTGCGAATGCGCGTGAAGCTAAACGATATTTTGCAGAAGACTACATGTTTAAATCTGGTGGCCCGGGAGCACCAAAGTCGAAGCTAGCTGAATATGCTGAGCTGTACGATAGTACTCTTGGTCGTACCAACAGGCAGGATCTCACCGCAACAATGACAGGTGGGGGATTTAACAGAGATGCTTACGACAGCTCCTTTGAGGATCTTTCCACCAGCTGGTTGGAGCAAGGCAACCGTTTTGATATTGCACATCTTAAGAAAGCTCTGAGCACCCTCAAAGGAACAGATGGCGGCGAGATTGCAGATTATATGGTGCTGAAGGTACTAGGTCGCTTTGCATTGGATGCTAGGGCGGGTGGTATTGACGGCATTGACTATGGCAAGCTGACTAGCGAGCTCGGTAAATACTCAAGCGTATTATCTGCTAATTTCCCAGAAAAAGCTGACTTAATTAATGGCTTCCTAAAACGACTTGAGACTGCCCGAGGCAGTCAGGATGAGTTACTTAAAGTACTCGAGAGTACGAAGGCTAGCGCAGACAAAGGCATAGCGCAGCTGCAGGGCAGTATTCTTACAGAGTTCTTTGATAAGTCCCTTACCCCACAGCTGAAGCAGATTGCTAACAGCTCAGAGATCTTTGCGACATCTGACCCGTACAAAGCGTTCTCTGGGTTCTTTACCGGGGCAGAGACTGTTAGCCGAATGCGACAGCTTTTACAGGCGATTGAGGCCTCACCAGAGGCTAATCGTCCTGTGATTAAAGATGCGTTAAAGCTAGCTTACAATAAGTTTCTAGATGACAAGCTTATTGGCAGGAAGTTACAGACTAGCGGTGTAACACCCATGAACGTGGCTCCCGGGGAGAAAGCTGCTGATGAGCTCACCCCTCTGTTTCAAGTGGGCAGGGAGATCTACGGAGATGAGGGAGAAGTGCTGTTTAGTGGTCTTGAAGCATCACTCGGTATGGCCCGGGAAACAGAAGCATTAAAAGGGGCCAGCCCGATAGCAGGGCAATCTCGCACTGCATTTAATCAGCAAGCACGGACTAACACCAACCGCATGATTGCCATCTTTATTGGGCCTCTGAGCCGTATTGGTACGAGGATCCGATCAGTTCTTGGAGGTGCAATCGAGAAGATGGACCCAGATTCACGCGCTATGCTGATCCGCCAAAACATTCTAGCTAATCCTGATGAGTACCTCGCTCTAGCCAGCAAATATAACAAAAATCCGAATGATCCTTTATTGGAAGAAACACTAATGTATTTCCTTGGATCTGGCCTGATCAAAACGGACCTAGAGGCGGATGCTGAAGGTGTGCCGGGTATGTTCGAGGATGCACGGGGCGAAGTAAGCGAGGCAGCTGAAGCAATAAATGCAGTAGTCCAATAAAAAACCCGGGGGAGCAACCCCCGGGTCTATATAGCAGCTCGGAGAACGACCAAGAACCCCTCGCTGCCACAATCTTATCTTAGTAAGGCCCCCCGGTCAACTTATACCGGGAGGTCTTTTTTTTGTACCTTGTATCTATCAATACAATGTAAGGGCCTCAAACTAACGAACATCAAGGAGACCAATCCTCGATACACTTAATAATTACCATACTAATTACCTTAGTGGAAGGGGCTAGCGTTCATTTATTTCCTCTACGCCCATTTTCCAAACGTAAATGGGTGTGTGTTCCCCGACATAAGCCCCAAGAGTATTGTGACTGAAAAACTCCTGCGCCTCATCTTGATCCATGCCACCTTCCATAAGTATATCCACGCATTTATCTGCGTCATAAACGATGATTTCGGGGGAGCCACAACGCTCCCCCACACCAATTATAGCTGCATCAAAACCGTCAGCGGTGAGCATTATTCACACTTTCTGAGGCCTGTGGCGGGGTCATAATAACAAGCTCCGCCCTCTTCTATGAAATTGTCGGGTTCTTCGATATCAGGCTCTGCTACATCCTCAACAGCTGATGCATTTAAAATCCCAAAACGCTTCCCACTGGCACGGAATGTCGTACAACCGCTGGAACCGCCTTCATAGGCGGTCATGTAGACTTGTTTAAAGTCTTCCCAGCCCACATCATCTCCGACATTGCATGTTTTACTACAAGCAGAATCGACATATTTACTGGCTGTGTTCAATACTTTTACATGATCAAATACGGACAGTTCATTAGTTGTTTTGCCCTTGATCCCAAAGTTCTGGTAGCCGTAATCCTTCACAGTTTCGATCCTTGCCCCATCAAACGTCTGGATCGTTCTATCGTAACTATGGGAGAATACAGGCTCAATGCCCGAGCTCACATTGTCCGCTGACAGGCTAATTGTGCCAGTAGGAGCTACGGACAATAGATGGCTATTTCTAATGCCGTGGGTCTGTATTAAATCGCGGATACTGAGCGGTAATGTTTGTGCAAATTCAGATTCAAGGTACTTATCATTATACAGTGGAAACTTACCTTTTTCGACGGCCAAAGAGATAGAAGTCATGTAGCAGCCATCCCTAATTACGCTCATGATTTTTTCAAGCCAGTAGATGAAATCATCTGACCCATATGTATAGCCCATAGATTCAATAGCGTTAGCCACGCCAGTGACACCTAACCCCATCCTGCGCGTGTCTTTGGCTTGCTTTTCCTGCTGTGGCAGTGGGTAAGTTGCTTTGTCCACAACATTGTCCATTGCCCGAACAACATGCGGAATATCGTTCTTAAGCATTTGCATGTTAAAGGAGTATTTACCGTCAGGCGTCATTTGAACGTATTTAGCAAGATTGAAAGACCCCAACAAACAGGCCCCGTAGGGCGGCAGAGGCTGTTCTCCGCAGGGATTTGTTGCAGCGATACGCTCACAGTAATGTAGGTTATTTTTTCTATTAATACGATCAATAAATAGGATGCCCAGCTCAGCCCAATCCCAAGTGCTGCGTAGGATATCGTCCCACAATGCCCGGGCGTTAATAGTGCTGTAGACTGTACCCTCAAACACCAGATCAAAGTCACTGTCGGCTTTCACAGCCGCCATAAACTCGTCAGTAACGCCCACGCTCATGTTAAACTGTGTAAGCTCTGTATCGTTGTTTTTTGCGCGGATAAATTTTTCGATATCGGGGTGATCGACCCTCATAACGGCCATCTGCGCCCCGCGTCTGTGTCCTGCACTGGCAATAGTTTTACAGGTGGCATCAAAAATTCCCATAAAGCTCAGAGGACCGCTAGATCTACTATCTAAGCTTCTAATATGCGACCCATGAGGACGAAGCGTACTGAAATCATAACCGATCCCACCGCCCAGCTGCATTGTCCGGGCAGCTTCACCATTTGCATCCATGATGCCTTCCATACTGTCTGGGATAGTTCCACTGACAAAGCAATTGTATGGCGTCACCGTGCGCGGTGCGCCCATAGCAGATTGCACCCGCCCAGCTGGAAGAAATCTCTGGTTATATAGAATTGTTCTAAAATTGTTGAAATGTGCTTCATCGTCTTTAAGCGCTTCAGCAACCCGTGTCATTGCTTCGGTAAAAGTCTCGCCCTCTGAGCGATATTTCATAGCGTGTATTTCTTCAGAAATATTCAGCGTAGGCCCGTAGTGATTTTTCATTTTTGCTCCCTCAATACTAAATCTGTTAAGTCTGCTTTTTTGTAATTTGGTCCTTTAAGAACCTTCCCGTCAGGCCTGAGTAACGGCTTACCGTTTGGCCCTAACTTGCTCATGTTTGCTGCGTGAATACGCCTCACAGCCTCGTCTAAATCCCACCCAAAAGTTGCCGCATATAAGTAATCTGTATATACTAGGTCAGCTAACTCAGAGAGCATGGCTGCAGGGCGATTACCTGCCTCTCTCTCATCAGAAACCTCACCAAACTCTTCTGCAATCAATCGGTATCTGAGGTCTTCCAAATCACGGTTAAACTTCCAGTTCTCATCAAGTGGCTGGCCCATTGCAGTGGCAAATTCTTTGACCATATCCAGTGGGGTACAATCCAAATATTCGTCTGCAGGATCATCAGGCAGGTCTTTTACTTGCTCATAGGCCTTAAGTATCTCTGCCAGCCGATCTTCTTCACAATCATCAATATCCTGTTGAGTGATCATCGTTCTGCCTCTAGTTTTTTAATAAGTCGATCCAAATACCAGCGGCACTTTTTTAAGTCCTCAAGGCCGTTTTTGTAGGGCCAGCGCCAAAGGTATTTGAAAGAATTTTGCCAGCAATATGCCTGATGGCTGGGTATATCCGCGCCTTCGGACATTGCTTCCATAGCCTCGATGCATTCTATATTTGCAGAGTTATAATGAGGCGGCTTGTCCACCATATTTGCGTGAATAGGGGGAGACGGGTGCCAATCAGTTTCAGCCCATTTCGCCATCAGTGGATCCGGGTCTTTTTAAAGGGCACTATCTTGCCCTCGGCAAGGACATCTAAGAGCTCTTCATCTGGCTCGAATACAATCTCTGGCCCACCATCCTCTTTCCCCTCAATCAGAAGTCGCTGCAGAAGCCCTTGCCTGATCAGCAGCTCGGGGGCCGCATCCAGCATCATTTGCAAACCGAGTAAAAGATCTACTTGTATCTGGTATTCGACCTCACCCACCTCTTCTTTTTCGAGATTGTGCTGGGTCATAACGCTCAGCTCGCCCTCTTCCATATCGATTTGAAAGGCGATCATTAGCGTGTTTTTGGGCAGATCAATCGGATCCATTACGGGCTCCTTGTTTTAATAAATTGAAAAAGTAGGTGGCATCGACCACCGCTAAAGGCTGCTTACGGTCTGCCTTAATGATCACCACTGGTTCCATGCCCTTTGGGGCATTGGCGATGGCCTGATCAACATAGCTGTACACCGCAATGCTTTTCCGGGCTTTGCACTCTATGGTGATCCCCAGCAACCGTCTGGCAGCTGGAGATAGCAGCACATCCTCGCCATGAGCTCCCATAGGATTGCTTTTGCAGTCATCGAGCTCTAGCTCTTTGAACTTGGAAAGTATTTTCTTAGCAGTCCATTGCTGCAGCTTGCGCCCCTTGGCTTTTGCGGACGAAGTTTTAATCGGCATCGACGTACCATTTGTGCGGTGGGAACTTGGCTTTAGATTCCGCTTGGGGTTTGTACTTCGCGCTGGGCCAACACGTTTTTTTAAAGCTGCAGAAACTACAGCTTTTACAGAGGATTTTCTTGCCGGTTTCTTTGCGCTGGAAGAACTCGTCTTCCGATTCGAAGCCCCTTTGAAAGCTCGCATCACTTTCTAGCGACCCCACGTTATGCTTGCGGCGAGCCCTGATAGCTTTGCACTGAGCAGCGGTAGCTGTGACAGGCACCACCATCAGCTCCCCGGAGGATTTATCTACAACAATCCAACCACCGGGCGGCTTCTTTTGGGCATCCGCATAACCAAATAGCTGGCCAACGTAGCCAAAATCATCTTCTGCAAGCAGGGCATCAAAGCCCTTGCTCCATTTGTTTTTGTAGGCCCAAGGTGCGGAGGATTTAATGTCTAGAACCTTGCCCTCAATATCGATATCGCTCGATCCTTTGATGGTTGTTTCTGAGACTTTCATTGTCACATCATCACCGTCACTGGTGACATCAACCTTGGCTATGGTAAGCAGCATACGAGTGATGACTTCGACACAATCGCCGATCATCATCCTCATAATGTGATTGTAGGGGAACGGTTCACGTTCCGCCCCAGACTTCTCCATTTGCAAAGTGCATAAGGGACGGCCCACATTAGACATGCGGACCCTAAAATCTTTATCGTGTTTTTGCGTGAGCTGTTTTTTGAAGGCTGCGACGAGTTGTTCAGCAGCGGCTTCAAATACCTTGGGATCTACGTCTGCAGTCTCTCCGTTGGAGAGAGACTGCATCAGACCTCTGAGTTCTAGCTCAAGGGTATCTAGGGCCAACCCTAGCTGCTGTGCTCAAGCGCGGAAGAATAACTGTTGTGCCCATTGCTGGGCTCATGATCGACTGTACCGAGAGCTGCATAATGCTTTTTCTTAATGCTGTCGTTTTCTTGGCGAGCCTGATCGTTAAACACTTTCAGGGTGGCCACGACATCAGAGGTTAACAGAGCAGGAGTATCATAGTCGATACCAAAGTTAGTGATGAAGGTTTTACCCTCCTTATGGGTATTCATATCCAGCCACACATCTCTTAGCTGTCTGCCCGACCCTTTGAGATTTTCTATCACCTTACCTAGCCCCATAAAGTTCATGCCCTTCATGTGAAACTGCACAGGCTCATTTTCAATGCGCTTTTTATCGCCATTTCGATCAACGCCATCATAGCTCACAATACCACGCATAACTCTGGTACAAACAACGTCCTTATACTGCTTTCTCTCCGAGTCAGAGAACCCCGACCAAATTTTTGACTCTGGGCGTCCACAACGCAAACCACCAAGCATATCAATAGGATCTTGGCCTCGTTTATCCATCAAAATTGATTTGTTAATCATTTTAAAGTCTTCTGTGGACTGCTGTCTCCACTGAGTGTGCTGTAGCAACACTCTCATTTTGATGTTTTCAGCATATGCTGGGCTGGGCCCATGAACATAATACATACCCATACGAAGATGGGGCACTTCCATCATAAGGTCTGGGTCATATTGGATCTTCAGAAACGGTAATTTTATTACCGCTGTTTCATCTTGGCCCTGCTCAGCAAAGATGGCTGCAGCTTCGGCAAGTTCTTCTGGGGTAGCGAGTGTTGTGAGGTCAGTCATAGATTTTCCTATGTTTGATTAAGAGTATATATCTTACCTCAATACCTACCTTAATTCAAGCTCACTTCCGACATCTCCATCCAGTTTTTTCCAACTTCCATTTCAATATCCAGAGGGATAGGCAACTTGTAGCCGAACCGTTCTTCAATCTCATTTCCAATGTCTCGCATGGCCCAGACAGCGCATTCTTTGACCTGTTCAAGTTCCCCGGGGTAGATATCAATCACAATGCTATCATGCACGGTCAGGATCAGCTTAGAACGCAGATTACGCATTTTAAACGCTCTTAGAGCCCTCACACAGGCCAAGGGGACGATAGTCCCGGTGGCATGGCTTTGGACAGGAAAGTTAACGATCTGGGTAGCCCCAGATACACGGCCATTTCTAAATCGTACTGCGTTTGGGAAGCTAAACTCGCGTCCGCATGGGATGCAAACTAAGCCATCCTCGATAACGCCATCCATTAGCTTTTTATGCCACTTTTTTAGGCCAGAATAGATGTCGAAGTATGTTTTGAAGTATTCCTGTACGTGGGGGGCTTCTCCAGCCCCCATGCCACCGTAGAGTGGCGCAAACGTGTAAGCTTTGGCAGCTTGGCGCATGGATTTAGTAACCTTATCCGCCGCACATTTATTAATAATCATTGCAGTCTGTGAATGAATGTCTTTGCCACTTTTTACATCGTCTAAGATCTGCTTATCCCCTGACAGGATCCCGGCAACGCGAAATTCTAGCTGGGAGTAATCAATCTCGCCTAATAGTCCGCCTTCAAAGCGACTAACCACAGCCTTACGCACTGGGAATTTACCGCCCTTGGGCTGGTTTTGGAAGTTGGGCCTACTAGAGCTTAGCCGACCAGTAGCAGTGGTGGTCTGATTAAAGTTTGCGTGTAGCAGACCGCTTGGCCGAGTGTGATTAGCAATGCCTTTTACAAACGAATTGAGATAAGTATTCAGAGCGTTTAATCGAGAGTATTTAGTCAGGAAGTTAATCGCCCGAGTGTTACTCTTACGCTCGGCTTGTACCAGCAATCGCTGAATAGTCATTTTGTCAGCCCGGAACCCGTTAGCTGTAGCATCAGCTGGGCCCTCGGGGATCAGCCCAAGACCCGCCTTTTTGGTGGTTGGTCTGTAGACCGCCCCAGAGCCCTCGCACATCTTACACGCTGGCTGTCGCTTGTATGGATCTCCCTTTTTAGTGACTTTGTGCTGCTTGCCTGATCCAGAGCATAGGTCACAACGCTCTGCTATAGTCCTGTACGCCAGCTGCATGTTGCTTTTAACATGGAAGACCCACTCGCTATCAGACATCCGGGGAGGATATGTGGGACGGCCATCTGGACCTAACCCAATGTTAAACGCCTTGATAAAAGCTTTCTTATGGTAGTCACTTCTAAACTCGTACCCATAGATCAGGCGGGTCATATCCTGCCCCGAGGAGAGATTGGTGACTGTATCACCCATCACCTCGATGGTCTCTTTTTCAAGCTCTGTTTGTATTTCTTCTCGCTCATTCTCAAATAAAACACGCACTTGCGAAAGCGAATCCAGGTCGATGCAAATACCGTTTCTTTCGATCTCAATGAGAAACCAAGTCATTTCGTTCATCAGCTCAAAGGTGGGCCACAGCCCACTATTGTGCTCTTCTTTAAGGTCTGCAATTTGGGCTAGATATATTTCAGCGCAACTGATTACATCCGCCGCTGCATACTCCAAAACTATTTCTAAGGGCATCCGCTCAAAACCTACGCCCTGCGCGAACATCTCATCGATGAGTTCAGATTTTTTGCGTGTAACATTACGCCGCTCAGCTGTAGCTTTAAGACTTTTGCTTTGCTGTATGCCTCGGGCAAAAATGTACTCGCCTATCATTGTGCAATGCAGTTTCGCTGGCAGCACAAAGTCCATCTCAACCAGCCAAGTTACATCAAATTTTGTATTGTGGCACACAACTAAATCAGCCCTCAGTAAATCGTTTTGAAAAGGCTCTCGGCTATCTGGATGAGGCTGATCATTATGATACCATACGCTGTTTTTAACAGGCCCGAGGGTTTTACCATCCTCAATCATAAGCCATAACGCCATCACACAAGCATTCTCCTCATGCATGGCAGAAGGGTCCATGATGTCACCTAGAGGCGATACAGTCGTTTCTAAATCAAGGACACATACAATCATGCCTCATACCTCGCTATGTCGGCATCGAGGCTACAGACAACTTGCCCATGCCACCCGGTCAGTTTGTTCTTGGAAACAGTGAGTGTCCGCATAGGATCGAGCGGAGTGCCTGATTTAGAGATACCGATGATGAAGTCGGCTTCAGCAGCCTTACCAATCTTGGAACCTTCCATGTGGGTGTAGTCAAGATAGCTTACATTTGTGGCTGAATTTGATGCTTGCGAAACGCCTATTAAGGCACAATCGTAGCGCTTTGCTGTCTCTCGAAGACGCCTATAAAGCTCTCGTAATCTCTCATGCGTGGCAGCGAAGTTACCAGAGATATGAACCTTGTCAGCCTGATCCACCCAAACCACTGCAGGTTTCTCTTTTTTAATGTAACGCTCGATCATGGTAAGATCCCAATCTTGCGCTCCTCGGGCCTCAAAGAGGCCTTGTGTTTGCTCTAAGAATGCGGCTTGAGCTTCTGTCTGATACTGCTCTATGCGTTTATCGTCCCAGCCTGTGACTGATTGATAGGCGCGTTGCAAAGTACGATCTATTGCTTCCTCATTGCCTAGCACCAACGTCTTATACCCGTTTTCAGTAAAACCCCCCGGGCCTACAGACAAACTGACTACAAAGCTTGTTTTCCCGGCATTTGGTACGGCAAAGACAACACCAAATTCTTTTCGGCCCACACCCGGAAGGTGCCGCGCTAACGTGGAGATATTAAAGGGTATGACAGCATTATTAAACTTTGAGGCAAATACGTCTTCAACAAGTAAACTAGCCTTCGGGCCAAACTCGTCCTCGTAATAGCCCTCAAGGCCAAGCTCAGCTAAATCCAATACCTCAGACAATGCGCTGGAATTGCCTTCGGCAATCTCAAGCCCTTTGTTTGCAATCTTCTTACCGAGATCTCGCATGTGCAACAGCTTAATAGTGTCAGCTACCATTGCTGGATTGAGCTCATCAGCGTAGCTGATTGAGCGGATCAAGTTCTCAGCTTCTTCAGTAAAAGCCCGAGTGGCTACCGGGTGCTGCACTTTCCACAACATGATCAGTTCAGCTGTGGTAATGTCCGTTTCGTATTTCTCATGGGCTTTTTTTAGTATGCGATAAAGCGTTTTCAGTTCATCTCCAAAAAGAGATTCGTTGAGCTTACTTGCGTTCTCCATGTAAAATTCATGGTTACACAAACTCCGTATAATTGATAAATCCAAGCTTTGACCCCTACAGTGTGAGCTACTAAGGTAGCTTTCATAACACAGTGAGGCCGAATCAAAAAGCCCCCGCTGAGTGGCGAGGGCTATTTATTTTAATCTTAGATAATTTAAGAGGTACGGATTTTAAGCTTACGCAAGTCTGGTTTTTGATCCCCCCGGCGCTCTTTGATGTCACACTGGAAATAGGTAACCCTGTTGTTACCCCTTACGAGCTCTTCCATTGCAGTTTGTAAGCGCTTTTGCTCTTCGGCGGCGTCCATAAATCCATTAGGTAGATCATAGTCTACCAAGATTAATCCTCTAGCTTTCACGTTTTTGTCTCTTTCCTAATTAATTTTATCAGCCAGCGACCCAACGTGCATTGTTTCCATGTCTAGGCATCCAATCGTCTTGGTCGCATTATTTCGAAGTTGTTTCAAAATTGATACGCTTAACGGTGGGGCTATTGGTCCGTTCGCCCAAACGGTGGTTGCGCCACATGCTGCAACAGAGGGCGTAGTAATCGCCGATAACGCCAACATACGTTGCATAGCTTGTTTTGCTGGAGTTGATTGCCGACCACAACTAACGTAGGCTGTGTGTCGCTGATCTAACAAAGGAGGCGATATTTTACGTGTTCGCATACTAACGTGTCTCCCACACTGCCAATGTTGTCTTAATTTGATCTTCATTAAGATACTTTAGATCTTCCGTTAAGTAACGCACTCTAGTCTTTACTCTTGATTCTAGCTGACTTGCCAAATCTACACTCTTTCTTGATGCGTCCTGATCTAATGCCACAACTACTTCCTCATAGCACGTTAACTGATGTATCATTACTGGTGATAATCTAGTTCCAAGTAAAGCGCAACCAGAACAAAATGGCAACCTGCTCACGGAGCAAGCTGACGCTATGTCTTCTACAACCACAAGGATACTTCCATTACCAACAATCGAGGGCCTATCCATAATGCCATACTCTAGCCATTTTGGCTTGTCAGGGCCCAAGGCCCTGCCTACAGCGGAGTACTTATCATTAGGTAAAGAGAATAAAACCCGGTCAACTGCCGGGGCATATCTAATATGTATCAGGCCACTTTCATGGGCCTCATAGCAATGGTTATCTTTCAAGTATTGGATCACTGCCGGGTGGGCACCCGGCGCAGATAACACCCTCGGTAAATCTCTACTATTTTGTGATATTGAAACCATCCTATCTCCCCCCAGCTTCGCTTTTATGGCATTTGTTGAATACCCTACAGACTTGCTACCTTTGACGCCACAGCTGGCCCTAAAACAGCCCCACAAGCGCTTACCGTCTTTCCTAGTAATAGAGAAGGTCTTGCTGCCCCCACAAAAGGGGCAGTCAATGCGTTTAGTTTCGTTTTCCCGGAGCTCAATTGGCTCTAAAAGGCTAAGTTGATCACGGTAGCTGTACATGTAGTTATTTTACCTCTTTACCTACCTCTACAATGGTAATAGTACCATAACATGCCCTATTTTAGAGGCTAAGTCATTGATGACAAACGATAAATCAATTACCTGAAGGTCGTAGGTTCAAATCCTACTCCCGCAACCAACGTAATAATATCAATGGGTTACGGCCCGGTACATGAGAATAAGCTGCCGTTTCATGTACCAGTACTTTGTACATTTCTGTACATGCTTACTACTTTAGGTGAGTTTTTAGCTATAAGCATAGTGTTACCTTAAGGCTGCTTTGATTCGTTTTGCAGTGTTTCTTGTGCCCACGCCATAGCGGTGCAGATATCGTTCCACTGTTCATCATGCATTTCATCACCCTCGGGTATGCAATCTTCACGATATCCTTGCAGCGCATCCCAGATAGTATTAAGCCAACTTTCTGTGTTAGATTTTGTAAGCTCAGTCATCAGCTTGCTCCTCAAAAACTAGCCCCGTTGTATGCTCGTATAATATACCCGCTACGATTTCGGTGGCATCTGCACTTGATGTAACGTCAAACGCTTCAAAGAAATCTATATTCAAGGCATAGGTCGCTGCAGCTATCATCTCGACGTTAGTCGTGCTGGTTTTACGTGCTTCCGTAAGGGCTGCAATGATGGTTTCTTTATTAGTCATCAGCTTGCTCCCCAAGTTAGAACCACACCCACATTTGATAGGCTACCGCCTTGTGGGCGATAAGCTGCACCAATCCAATCAGCATCCCCACCAGTGCGTACAACCCTCCAACCTGTGCTACATTTATACCCATAAGTCCGTAGGGTCTTTAGTTCTGAGCTGGTCAGATTTCGCCCCTTGCCGCCCATAGGTATCGAGCTGTTTAAAATATCTAGTCGTTCTGCCATTTCTTACTCCTTTTCCCTCTTTTATCCGTTTCATTGCACACACACCACATGTGTATGTACCGTCAGGCTCACGTATCACAGCTGCAGCTGGGCATGTACCGCACTTAATCGTCACACCCCTGTACCCATCCACAATTTAAGCTCAGCTTGTGCTTTGCTAAGTTTAATATCAAGAGCTTTGGCTTTCCTTTCCCAATGCTCTTCGCTTGCCCTTAAAGATCTGATCTCTTTAGTGAGCTTATCGATCTCCAGCTGATAGAATTGATCTTTATGAGTCATTAGCAAACTTTCTTTGCTCGAGTGCGTCAAAGGCTAATGAGAGGCAGCGCAGCT